GAGCAAGGATTCATCCGCAACAACAAATAGACCATCATCATTCCCAGACTCTTTGGTGATTAAGCTCATAAAGATATCGAATGTTGGATCGAAGTCATCATGGACAGTCCTCATCATAGTCTTAGTGAGGTCTATCTTTTGTTTAAGATTGCCCCGAGAAGTCTTATCCTCTACATACCGCGCATGACCTTCTGGGTCAGTTACGACATCGGGAATAACTTCCGGTTCTTCCTCTTGCTTTTTAAGCTTACCTTCTGCTTTCTGGCGCTTGTCTCTCTCTGCTAATAATGCCGACAATGGGACTGACTGTTCTTTAGAGGATGCCGTCTCCTCTTCTTTTTCAGGTTCCTCGGTTTCGGTTTTACCCTCTGCCTCTGGTTCCTCGACTTTCTCGGTTTCGGTTTCTTCAGATTTCTCTTTAGTTTCCTCTACTTCGTTAAAGACATCGATCTGCGAGTCAACTTCGACTCTTTCTTCGTCAGCCATACTTACCTCAGCGCCCGCTTAACTGTGCGGCGACAACATATTGACCCGTATCCCGGTCTCGGAACTACTAAATTCTTTCCTCAGACGCTCACCTGGGGGTTAACATCTGGAGAATTCGCAACATTTGCAGTTTGCACTTGTTCTGAAATTGTCTCAACTGTTTTCTTCAACGTATCAGCAGAAATATTTTCTGTTTCTGCATCAGTCTTGCGAATCTTGGAAACTTGCTCACCCTGGTCAATCTGTTGTTGAGCTTGTACTGCCTCGGAATTCTCAGCCGCTCTTTCTTTTCTGCGACGTTGGATTCTTTGGATCAGTTCGTCTTTTCTGCGTGTTGGTGACAATTCAATTAAATCGATTATATCAACATCTTTGCTAGACGCAAATCTTGTTAATAGTTCAAACATCTCTTGCTCAAAGTTTATGACATCAGGAGATTGATCGATAATAATATCTACATCTAGTTCAGAAGTTGGATTACGAGTCTCGGCAATCTCAGTCAGAATGGGGTTTTGAGTATCAACCAATAATTTAAATATCTTTGCAAACTCTTGTTGTTGCTCTAAAGGCAGAGATTCATCTTCAGCCCCTTCAAGCAATATATCTGCGTTGGTGACTTGAGAGTTAAACCCAACCCACCGTAAATCATCTTGATCGTCCGTAACTCTGATCCATTTCTCTTCATTCCAGAATTGTTTTACTCGCGCCCAGACTTGTTCGTAGACTCTCTTCTCCCAATTGGCTAATAAAGCATATTGTCTACTTAGTTCAAGCGTGCCGGCTTGCTGAAGTTTACCTATGGCCTTTCCAGATAAGTCTCCAGACTGTCTCTCACCTGAAAGTTGGGCGTTGAAAGAAACAGCGTCTAGTTCAGATTTCGCATCGAGATAGAGATTAAACTGAGCATTGGACATATCTCCGGTTGGAATAATTCCGAAGTCTTCGTTTAACTTAGCCGATCCTGCTAATTTTACATGTCCGTCGGGTTTGGCTAACTCTCTTTTAGCCGCTGCGACGTTCTGGATAGCATTGTCATTACCAAAGGTCTGCCTCATTGAGTTTAAGTGTAAAAATTTACTTCTTCGGTGATTGATCTCATCTTGTTGACTTAAAAACCCAGATACTTCCCCGTAACGGTTGTTTTCTCTATCGACATTTGCAGAAACGAGTTCAATAGGATTAGTGGGCATGCCGTCATCGTCTAAAAAAGGCGAATTCCTAGTAGGGATAATATTTTCATCCCCTGAAAAGACAGTCATCTTCCACACATCTTTAATTAAGGAGAAGTGCATCGCGAGTCTTACTCTGGTTTCTCCATGACTGGCTTGGAATTTAGGTCTGTCTCCGGTAGTCTCCTCACGGTCGATAGAGGTTGAGTGTGTTTCCAGATTACCAAAGTCTATTTGACGTTTAGGAAAGGCATCACTTACGTCATTGATATTCATCCACAGGATAATTCCCATGTATTTCGCGTCTTTGAAGTCTTTCCTTCTTGAGTGAGGGTCGTAGTAAATGCGGTCAAAAGGGATTTGATTGATTTGAATTTCAATCTCATCTGGACCTTCGGCTTTCTTTTTACGATTAACTTCTATAATTGCCCCGGCGTAGCCTTCGACAAAAAAATCTTCCGCTACATCCAGGCGAGTCATGTCGAAATCGTTGTTATCTGCTACGAAACGTAACGAATCAGTAATTGGACCTGAAGACTTTTGGTGTTTAGGAGTACGAGGATAGGCTTTTGGATCGGATTTGCGTAATTCGTACAAACCTACCAATCCTTCGACTTTGGGTTTAATACGATTTACAACTATAGCCGCTTGTCTGCGGGATCTTAATTTATTCGCTTCTTGTTCTGTCCACTGCTTTCCATCGAAGTAATCTCTTGATTTATTCGCCAGCCTTCGACCTTCAAGTGTGTCGTGGTCCCACTGTTCAGACTGTTCTTTAGGAGTTCTTCGAGGTTCAGGGGTTGCCATTAAATCTTAGTCTCATCAAAAACATCAATTCGGTTGGGGTCTTGTAACTGGACACTGCCAACAGGCTTTATATTTTCTCGCATTCTGCTGAAATCTCTCGAAAATTGGTTAAATTTTTCCGTCTTGAGACTCATAGACATAGCGATAGCTTGTGCTTTATCTTTACCAAAAGCGATAAACTCACCCTTTGGGGCATTAAAAGCAAGTGCCTCTCTTGCGTTATCAAACTTTCTGAGCTTTCCATTGTCATTTACGATAGTCGGGAACACGAACCAATTTCCATCGTCATCAACCTCTGCCGCCATCCTGTGTGTCTCAATAAAATTATCTGACATCAGTGGCGTAGGGGCGCTCTTTGGGTCAAGTATCCTTCTAACAAATTCCTTGCTTTTGTGTTTTTCAAGGAAATTGGTAAGAGCTTTATCAAAAACTGGTGTTGCCATTATGCGGTTTTCCAGCTTTCTTCAGTTTCTTCGTCAAAACCATAGGAATCTTTTACTAATTTTAAATTCGGTTCATTAGGAATGAAAGCAGAGGTCATTTTATCCAACATCCTACCAAATAATCCACAGACATCGAATTTATCATCATGCCGCCCTCTGGGGACTCGAATAAGTTGACTGACCAAATCCTGCGCCCACGCCTTATTCTTGGGAAGATAGACTTTACCCTGTTTTGCCCTTGCCTGAAAGCTTCTACAGTTAGTCGGTTTGTCTGAGACTGAAGGAAACCATTCTAAAACGACATAATCTCGCCTGTCTCTCATACGTTTAGTTAGAAAAGGTTCAACTGACCTTCGGATAGGACCACCTTCTCCTCCCCACATCACCGGCTTATGTTTTTTAACCAAATCCAGTTGAGTTTCTATCCACACATCAGGCGTAGTCTGACCCGTCCACCAATCTAAAATGTACAGATCATCTTCAGGGTCTATCCCACAGATTCCGTGTTCAGTAAAGTCCCCTCCTCCTTCAGTAACGGCGTAATCAGAAGCTCCGTATTTTCTTAAATATTTAGGTTCTTCGTCATACCACTTAAAATCATCCAGTGTGAAGTAGGCATTTTGGTCTGGGATAGGATTACACAAGTACTGACAGGAGAAGTCATACTCTCCTTGGGGTAGTTTGGAATCTAAATACTCCTGAGAGAATAAAACCGGCTTACCAGAGAAACTTCCGTCATGTGTAGCGGGGTAAATACGAGGAATAGCCCCTTTGCGTTCGATAATGTCGTGATAGGTATCTCCATCGGCGTAATACGTGCCTATGTACCGGACTATCCCTCCATCTGCTCCTAAAGATAGGGATAAGCCCCACGCCTGGGTGGTCTTTTTGATCATTTCGGCACTTCGGGCAGACTCAAGAGTTACAACATCATCATAAACCCTGAGAAAATAGTGCATTCCAGTCGGCTGACCATCTACAAGACCTGAAGCCTCAACAGTTGATTCTCTGGGATTGGACTTTCGTATTACAACAATCCCATCATCCTCAGACCATTTAGGTGCTTCTTTTTTAGGATCTTTGTAGAGAATATCAGGAAATAAGGACTTTAATTCTTCGTTGGTTTCAAATTCTGTCTTTATCTGACGAAGGAATTTCTTAGCAGAAGGGCGGTTGAAAGAGAAAATACCAACAGTAACCTCCCTCCCTCCCCACTCGGATAAAGGCTCTACTCCATGAGAGGCTAGAATATCCTGAATAGTCTTACCAAAAGTAATTATGGTAGATTTGTAATGTTCCCTGGCCCAAATATCAATAATACCATTAGGGTTTAACTGAACCTCACGACACTTCTGGAATATCCACTCCTTCTCGACATCCTCCCTCCTCAGGGCGTACCTCAGAAGAAAGTAAAGGTCTATCCGACATAACAACCTCTCCGTCGATAATCTGGCCTCCAGATTTAAGTTGGACAAGCGTTTCAAAAGCTGCGGATATTCCGATAGCTGCTGCGGCAGCGCCTTCATTAACTCCGAGTTCGATATGCTCTTTTGGCTTTCCATCTAATCTAAGACCGATTTCCTTAACTGCGAATTGAAAATTAGGGCTTTTAGGATCAAGGGCGCAGTCTACCATCTTTGTGGCAATAGTAATCAAAGCCTCT